TCAAAACGGTTAATAGTCCAAGGCGCTCTCACAACCAACTTCTTTACACCAAAGCGACCATCAGAGTATTTAGACCTCTTCTTGGGGTTGCGAGTCAGTGGGCCTTCACGGCGCTTATACACTACCTCAAACCAAGAGAACCCGTATGATAGAAAAGAGATTGCCTCAGATACGTGATCGTCTAGGGTATGGTCCATATCCTCTAGGACAGACTCAACATACTCAGCTTCTACCCTAGCTGCATCTGATTCGTCTTTAGGTTTAACCTTTAACTTTACATCACGAAGGATTTGCTCTACAGCGTACATTACAGCACCAATAGTAGCATCGTTCTCCCGCATTTCCGCATACTTCTTAATAGCTTTGTTGCCACGAAGTTTGGGGATGAAGTCTTCACCACGGATAGTACCATTACGAATACTAGCGCCATGAGCGCCAAGAGTCTTAGTCGCAGTGGATTGAGTAAGTTTCTCTTGGGTTACCATTTATTATACTACCTAATTCTATATTCTTGTTCTTCAGTCGTACTATAAAGTAGGCCACACAACATCAAACGGGAACCCGTCTTGATCTGGCACACCACGCAAGGCTTGGCGATATGCAGTCATGGCCTCGCTCATGGTGCTGTCGCTTAGGGCTTGCCAATCTGTCGCTTGTAGAAGTTTATCGCGGTGGTTGCGGATTGATGTTTCAACCTGTTCCTGTGGTCTGTTGACGACCGTGTAACCAATGACCCAGCGACCAGTCTCATATGTATCACCAACCGATACGTCAGCGGGGTGTTCATCGTCTGGCTGCTTGGTCCTGACTTCCCTGTGTGGCTCTGCGTCCTGCACCACACGTTGGACCATGTGGTCACACTCAGGGCGCGCGTCAGGCATTACATGCACGATACCGTAGCTGGCAAGGATTGCATCACCAATCTTCTTGGGGAAGCTGGTCTTAGGATTGTCACGGCGAAGGTTTCCGAGCGTGTAAGGGAATTGCTCTACCTGTCCGTTTGATGTTTTCACGAGTAGCATTTAGGGTGTCCTTATGCGGTGGAGTATTGGTAGACTGTGTCTCCAGAGGACCCAACAACGTACATCTTTGTGCCGTCAGGTTTGAAGAATATGCCTTGTGGAGCTGTTTCTTGAGCAACAACACTGAAGTTCTGTAAGTAACTAGCTGAAGAAACATCCCAAGCGGTGCTTAGATCATACTCGTTTACATCGTCTCCAGAGGCCCCAATAACGTACATCTTTGTGCCGTCAGGACTAAAGAATAATCCAGTTGGAAATAATTCTTGCGAGGAAACACTGAAGTTCTGTAAGTAACTAGCTGAAGAAACATCCCAAGCAGTGCTTAGATCATACTCGTTTACATCGTCTCCAGAGGACCCAACAACGTACATCTTTGTGCCGTCAGGTTTGAAGAATATGCCGGTTGGATTTGTTTCTTGCGAGGAAACACTGAAGTTCTGTAAGTAACTAGCTGAAGAAACATCCCAAGCGGTGCTTAGATCATACTCATTAACATTGTCATCAATAAACCCAATAACGTACATCTTTGTGCCATCAGGTTTGAAGAACACGCCGCTTGAAGCTGTTTCTTGAGCAACAACACTGAAGTTCTGTAAGTAACTGGCGTTAGAGATATCCCAAGCAGTGCTTAGATCATACTCGTTTACATTGTCATCAGTAAACCCAATAACGTACATCTTTGTGCCGTCAGGTTTGAAGAATAATCCAGATGGACCTGATTCTTGCGAGGAAACACTGAAGCTAACGCTATCATAACTTGCGTTTGCTAGGTCAGGGTCGGTCCAGACAACACCACCACCACCAGCAGAAACACCAGCCGCACCCATCCGCATAAGCCTAGAAATATTCATGCCATTGCCGCCCCAGCTAAGAAGCCGTAGTAAGTCGTGCCACCGTCCTGCGTGTAGAACGTATATACATCCGTAGCGCCGCTGGCAGGTGCATCAGGTGCAGTACCGCCCGCCCAGTCGACAGACGAAGGCCACGTTAGCGTGTACGTCCCAGAGGGCGTAATCTTGAGCGTAAACCCGTATGCCGTCCCTGATGCTGGCGGGCTGTCAAACACGTATGTAGCATTAGCGGCAGGCGCATGTGAGAACACATTGCCAGAAGTCAGGTCAAGAGTTGTGCCTGACAGCGTTCCTACGCCTTCGGTGTCAAAATCAGAGGGCTGTAGAGCTGTATCGGCTTTAGTTCCCTGAGCATCTGTTGCATAGTCGGCCCCGTCAAACGCCTTGACCGCAGCAAGGTTTGTAACCTCACTGTCCATAAGGGCACCGGCAGATTCGACATTGGTGGCGTTCACCCCTGTACCCCCAGTTTCCCCTTGTGGGCCAGTATCACCCTGATTACCCTGAATACCTTGCGGGCCTTGGATGCCGCCATACGCAAGTGCCGACCACACAGATGAGCCATCACCAACCTTAAACTGGTCAGTGTCTGTTTCTAACCCAAATTCACCGACAGCTAGAACAGGGTTCACAGTGGTCCAATTTGCAGCCGTGTCACGGCGTAATTGAATAAGATCAGCCATTTGCAAACCCTCCGTTAATAGATTGTGTTGACGTGTATGTGGTGCTGGCCGCGCCACCGTCTATGTTTTTTGAATCGCTTCCGCTTCCGCCACCCTCTTTTTCAGCAGCCTGATAGCTGCCAACACCAGTAGCAACCGCAAGCCTATCCTCGTCGGTGATTACATAAATCTGGCCCAGCAGCAAACCATTGGCTGCGGCCAGTGTGTTCAGGTCAGCGCGTGACCCTCGTTTGTGTTGGACGTTTGGCATTTAGAATGTTCCGCAGTCTACCGTATCAACAGCCAGAGTAACAAACCCGTTTCCAGCATCTTTGGTCATAGCCATGGATGTGTTCATGCGCAAAATGCCGTCAGTGCCGTCCGTGCCGAATATAAAGCCCGCTGTGCCACCGTCAACAACAGATACTTTTTCATCAGACGATCCCGTAGGGATGTTAAGCGCAGTCTTAAACGAGTTAAACGTGATCCGCTTTTCTTTTACACCAGTGGCACTAGAGTCGTGCATGATGAGAAGGTCAGCATTACCGTCAACAGAAGCAAGAGCGTCAAGAGCGTCGATAGCAGGCACAACAGGAACCATCGTGGTCCCGTCTGTAGGAAAGTGCGCTGTCTGTCTGTCGGTCGTAAAGAACACCTGACCTGCAAGCAAAGATGAGGAAGGTAGGTTTGCATAGAGGCCGCGTTTCTGCTGGACTGAAGGCATGATGGGTATTCCTTTATGTTTTAATTGAAAGTGCCAAGATCAACAACACTATTTACAAATAGGCCACCGTCTGAACCAGTTGTTAAAGAGTTATTAGCTTGTGAAGATATATTACCCTCAGAGCCACTTGGTCCTGCAATACCCCTTGGTCCTTGTGTAGCACCAAAAACAATAGAAGCGGGTGGACTAGAAGTAATCACAACAACAAGGGGATCACAACTACTCATTACGTGTAACCTCTTGACTAAATACGACAGAACCCTCTAGCCACCTTTCGGCACTACTAGCACTAAAGTATGCCTCTAGGTCATAAACACCACCAGTTTTAATAAGGGATGTTTCTGTTGCGCTTAGGGACATTGTGATAACACCAGTAGCATCAACCTTAGTAATCTTGCCATTGTCTGTTGTAAGTTCTGCAATAACACTAGGGTTGTTCTTACTGGCCCTAATCTGCATACGGAAACCTATGCTAGTAAGGTCAACGGGGGAACCACCCTCCGTCTGTAGGAAAGTAACCTGTTGCTCAAAGTCAGAACCTTGGTACAGGGTTAGGTTATAAGAGGCTGGCGTAACTGTCATATCTATATTTCCTGATTTTACGAACTGCCCTTAGAACTTGCGTACACAATAGCTAGTTGTGGCCTCTGTACACCATTAAGCATTAACTCGGTCATACTCCATACAAGAGCATCTAGGCGGTCAGGGGAACCTATAGAACCCAAAGGCTCCCAAGTTGTCATCTGTGTTTCTAGTTCACCAAGTGATGCTTCAGGGTCAAGAGTATCTTTGACGTGATGGATCAAACCACGTTCGTACATGGCCGAGATAGGCTCTGCCCTAGCATACTTACCACGAGAGGCTCTAACGGCCTTGTAAGGGATCGTATCATCAATACCGTGGATAGTGGTCTTAACCATGTCACCACCCTGATTGACTTCCGCGATGATCCTATCAGCATCAAACTTATGATAAAGCTCGATAGCCTTAGAAGCCCATTGTTGAGGAGAACCTTTAAGTGTATAATCACCTAAGACATAACCATGGCCATTTACATCTACACCAGACACAACAATACCAGTCATATCAGATTCTTTGTTTGC